ATTCCGCCGCCCGTGCCGGTCGGGCCGCCGCAACTTGGAGCAATGTGATGCCCGACGAAGCCCCCGCAGCACCCGCCGAACCGAACGCCGCACAGCCGACCACGCCGCCAGCAGTCCGCGAATCCCTGGCGCAGCAGTTCGAGCGCATCGCAGAGGGCGCGGGTGGTCTTAGTGATGATAAGTCCAGGGCAGAGCCAGATCCCTCGGGCGAGGTCGAAAAATCGGAACCGGAACAGGGCGAAGAGGGAAAGACCAAGCCCGACGCCAAGAAACCGCGCAAGAAGACCGTCGAGCCCGACAAGCCGCCGCCGAACGAGCTCGAGGCGTTCCGGCAGCAGGCGACGCGGTTCGGATTCGTCGTCGAGGACGGGCGCGTCACGACCAAGGAGCGGGCCGAGTTCCGCGCGGCGCACCGATCACAAGCCGAGCAGCGTGCGCGCGAGGAGCAGGCGCTCATGCAGCGCATCGAGGCGGCCAAGCAGGAGGCGTCGGGCAGTCTCGAGCGGGTGCAGAAGTTCGAATCAGCGGTGGAAGCGGGCGATTTCGAGGGCATCGCGACCTCGCTCGGGTTCAAAGCGACGCCAGCCGAGGGAGACAAGCCTGGTCGCTCCGCCTGGGACGCGCTGATCCAGGACCAGATCGACCGGAACGCGGACCCGAACTACAAGCGACTGCGAAAGCTTGAGCAGGAGCATCAGGAACGTGCCGAGCGCGATGCCCGAGCGGCCCAAGCCGAGCAGGAGCGCCAAGCCCAGGCTCAGCAAGCCCGCGCGCGCGCCGAGTACCACCAGAACCTGACCGCGCAGATGAAGGGCAGCCAGGATTCGTTCGTCGCGGCATTCCACGATGTCCCCGCGCTGGTCCAGGCGGTGTTTGCCATCCAAATGCAGGAGTTCCAGGCTGGCAATCCCATCCCGACCCCGGAGCAGGCCGTCCGGATGCGCCTGAACGGCATCCAGCAGACGCCGCGCGAGTGGATCGAGGACTGGTACAAGCGGTCCACGCCTGTTTTCGGATCTCCGGCTGCTCCGACCCCTGCGCCCGCGCCGAATCCTCAGGCCAAGCCGGCGCCGAAGACCGTCACCGTTCCGAAGCCTGCTCCGGCTCGCCGCGCGAAGTGGCAGAACGACCAGGCGGAGCGCATGGACATGATTCGTCGCATGGCAGAAGCGGCGCGAGCGGACGAGCAGGAGTTTCGGCGGACGGGGCGCTACCCGACGTAACACCCTGCTACGAAATGTACATGTTGCGGCGGGCGTTTCGGTCAGTTCATACTTGACTTGACCCGAAAAAGGTCCGTCGCCCGGCGACGCTAAAACCGAGACTGAGCACCCGGGGCTCGAATCCCGAGACGATGCCGGCGGAAACCCACCCGCCGAGAAGGATTTGTCTCGATGGCCGCGTCCACAATGACCACCTTCGATGGGCTGCTCAAGGAGCGGTACATCGACCAAAGCAAAGTCGAAGAGCTCGTCTACCCCGAGAACGTCGCCCTGGGCATGTTCCAGAAGCGCGGCGACACGGACATGGTCGGCTCGAAAATGCCGATCCCGCTCATCGTCGGAAATCCGCAGGGCGTTGGATCGTTGCTGTCGGCTGCCCAGTCCGGCGCGACGGCTCTCATCACGAACGAGTGGCTCACGACCGCGGGCGACTACTCCGGCGTGATCGACATCTCCGACAAGGTGATCGCAGCGTCACGCAAGAACGTCGGCGCTTTCCTCGAGGCGAAGGTCGCGGAAATCGACGGCCTGTACCAGACAGCCGGCGAGATGCTGAGCCTCTACACATGGGGCAACGGCGGCCAGGCGCTCGGGCAGATTCTCACCATCTCGGGCAACAACATCGTCCTGACCAACCCGACCGACATCGGGAACTTCGAAATCGGGGCGACGGTGGTCGCATCGACTCGAGACGGCTCGACCTCCACGGACTCGCTCCGTGACTCGGGCAACTCGACCACGATCGCGTCGATCAACCGCTCGACCGGTGCGCTGGCTGTCGCGAACGCGGCGTCTATCTCGGGCCTTGCGGTCGGCGACTACCTGTTCCGCAAGTCGGACTTCTTCGGCGACCAAGGCACGATCGTCATTCGCGGCATTCAAGCGTACATCACCGCGACGGACACGCCGCCCGCACTCTGGGGCGTCTCGGCTGCAACCCGCGCGCTCGACCCGCAGCGCTACGCTGGCTGCCGCGTGGACCCCGCGCTTCTGAACGGGCTGAGCTACGAGCAGCGCATCAAGAAGTTGTTCTCCCAGATGCAGTCGCGGTTCAAGGCGAAGAACCCCACGGCGGTGTTCTTCAACCCCGAGGACTTCGACACGCTCGAGACGAACATGGCCGCGCGCGGAATCCGCCCGCTCGAGGACGACTCGACGCAGTTCGGCTACACGAAGATCGACGTGATGACCTCGAGTGGTCGCGTCCCGGTCTACTGCGACCGTCACTGCCCGGCCGGCACGGCGTTCGCGCTTCGGATGGAAGATTGGTGGATCTCCTCGATGCGCGAGTTCATCCACGTGCTGAACGGCGACGGGCTCCAGATGCTGCGCAAGTCGGACAGCAACGACTATCAGTTCCGGATCCAGAGCTACCCGATCCTCGCGAACCGAGCGCCCAAGAACAGCGGCCGAATCCCGCTCACCTGAGAGGCCCTGATGCCCGCAGTACCTACGCAACTCGCAGCCGGCAACGTCGCCCAAACGCCGATGAACGCGGCGGGCGTGCTCGGTCAGCGGCCGTTCCTTGCGCTCGCTTCGTTCCAGGTCGCGACGGGCGGCATGCCAGCGGTCGGTCGCATCGTCGCCTCGGGTGGCACCAGCACGGGCATCGCGGCGCAGGTCGCGTTCCCCGGCTTCGGCGCCACCCTGGTCGGTCCGGGACTCTACGACATCACGTTCCCCGCGTTCCAGAACGGGGCCATCTTCCCGCAAGTGTCGGCGCCCTCACTGGCTCCGGCGAGCGCGAACTGGCTCTACCGGCGCGGGTTTACCGCGAGCGGCGTCGGCAAGCTCCAGGTCGGAGTGAACTCCGGCATTCAGAACCTGCCGTCCGGGTCGGTCATCGACCTGCTCTTCTGGACGGCTCCGCGCAACGACCAGGGTCTCGTGAGATTCTGATGGATGACGCGATGGAAACCATGGAGCCGGCGAGCGACCCGATGGCGGGTGGCGACTCGGCTCCTACCGACCCGTTCGACATCGAAGCGGACACGTTCCTGGACGACTCGCTACCGATGCCCGATCGGCGCGCCGCCCTAAAAGAAGCCATTCGGCTTTGCATGGACGAGGACAAGGCGGGCGGATACGGCGGCGGTCCGCCCGGTGGCGGCAAGGGCGACAGCTTGGCCCTGATCTTCGGCGAGCCCAAGAAGAAGAGCTGAAGATGGCATGTCGCGCAACCGAACACTTGCCGAGCTCCGGTCCGCACTAGCGAATCAGGCTGATATCGTCGGCGCCTCTGCGCGCTACACGCCGACGATGCTGAATGGGCTGCTGAACCAGTCCATTCAGAGCTTCCGCGAACGCATCTCGATCGAAACCGAGGGCGCGCGGTACCTCACGAGCACTTCGGGGACGCTCAGCGTCGGGACCACGAGCCCGTACCCGTTCCAGGTGCTCGACCTCTCGGGGTTGTCGCCGGGATTGGTGCGCACGTTCGGCGTGGACATCATCGTCAACGGGCGAGTTGTCACGCTCGAGCAGCGACCGTTCCACGAGCGCGCGATGTTCGGCACGCAGCCGAGCGTCCCGGTCGCGTGGGCGCATTTCCAGACCGACAAGCTGGCGATCATGCCGGCGCCCGAGACTGCGTACCCCTACACGGTCTGGTACCTGCCCGTATCGTCGGATCTATCGAGCGACGCGGACACGTTCGACGGCGTAGCTGGCTGGGAGGACTTCGTTGTTTGGGATGCGTTCGCGCGACTCATCATCCGCGACAACAACGAGAAGCTCTACCAGCAGGCAACGGACAAGGCGGAGCGGATCTTCGCGAACGTGCTCCGGGGCGCGACGAAGGTTTCGCACGCGGGCGGGGCGCACAAGGGGCGGGACACTTTCGGAGCGGCTTGGGTTGGAACGCCGCGGTTTCGAGCCCCGATCCAGGCCGGCGGCGGTATCCCGTCCGACTCGAGCGTCACGAACCAGATGCTCGCCGACATGCCGGCGCGTCGGTTCAAGGCGAACGTTCTCTACACGAACGAGAACCCGCAAGATGTGCCCGGTTCGGAAGCGGTTGGGCTGCTTCCTTCGTTCGCTGGCTTCGGCGGCGGCGTAGTTCCGACCGGCACGGGCGACTCGGCGCTCTTTCTGAGCCAGGGCGGCTGGATTGCGCCAACGGTGGGCGGAACTGTCACGGGCCTCGCCCTTTCGCAGCTCCAGAACATCCCCGGTCCGCGCGTTCTCGGCAACATGGGACCGACGGGAGTCATCACGCCGCTACTCGGTCAGCAAATGGCGTCGATGATCGCTGTCTTCACGGGCTCGGCGCACGGCTTCGTGCCGTTCCCGACCGGTGGCTCGAGCGGGCGCGTTCTCGACGATTCGGGCCAGTGGGTTGCGCAGTCGGGCGGAGGCGTCTCGAGCGGCATTGCTAACAACCAGCTGCTTGCGATGCCGCCGCTGTCCTTCAAGGGCAATTTCAACGGCACGAGCGGCACGGCGCAGGATCTGAC